TTGAACTCACGTTCAGGCTTACCGCATCGCTCCGCTGAGCCTCGACGAACCAACCAGAAATCAGCCTCTTGAAAGTTCGTCTTAATGGTACAAATATCGCAAAGTTTCATCTCATTCCCTCGGTGGCAACGACTAGCCCCCTCGGTATTGAGTGGCTCTCTGCGTGCCACCTTGAGAACCATATTAGGCGCATTGCGCCTAATATGCAAGCATTAATTTATTCTTATTTTTAATTCACAATTTCTTGAGTTGTTCGGCTATTCCGAACAACTGCCTTAAATTCCGTGTTTTATTTTCATAGTGGATTTACGGCCTGATAGATTAAATTGAATCGGCGGAACCTCGCCCAATTCTTCGCTATGTTCATCAATTTGTTGCATTACCGTTGGCACATACTTGGTATCAATCTCTATAACCTCACCAGTTCGCAGCCTGCGCACAATTTCAAAAATATTGGCCATGATTTTTACTTTCCGTCCTGAATCTTTCTTACTTCTTTAGCCCACGAACGCCCTTCAACTAACAGCTTTGTAATGAAGTAATAGTTCTTCTTACGGTTGATGATGATTTCCTCGTTACCATCAATCGTTAGAACATCTTTAACTGTTATCTCTTGGGTATCACGATCAGATTTACCAATAATCGCTATCTTGTCCCCGACTTTTAACTGACCTTCACCTGTTATTAATTGCATCTGTTACTTTCCGGCTACTTCTAAATGATCAATGCTAACGCCGCCTCTTACACCGCTAACCTTTACAACGGTTGAACCACAGACATTCCAGCACTCAGAAATAACTTCATGCTCTGTGTAATCTGAGCGCCCCATAACGGGGTAATACTTAACTTTCACCCCTGTTTTTAATTCATGCTCTTTAGCCATAATTTACCCCTTACGGAATTACCTAAGATCAGACTGCTACCAGTCCAAGCCTTTAACATCAAACTTACCCTTGCATTCAGAGCAAGTAACCTCTGTTACTTCAAATGATTCGTGCTGCTCACTCCAATGACCGTCTGGGCAAGCCTGCATCATTACGTGGCTTTCATCGTTATGAGACACATCATCAGTGTCTCTTTCATCCAGCAGGTCTATAAGATGCTCACAATGCGGGCAATCAACATAAACCTCGATACTTAATCGCGCTCGAACTTCCATAAATCACCTTGACTGTCTGTATATTGCCTGTACCAAACAAAATACAGACAACACTAAAAAATCATTAATAGAAAACTGAAAGCCGCATTTTCAGCGACTTCCACGGAAAGCTCTAATCATCCTCAAACCTGGGGAAGAACCCGAAACCCAAAAAATTAAAAAACCGAACTTTAACTATCTTGTCGTAGCGTTCACCTGGCAACACATCATCAGGTCTGCCTACCACCTCATAAAAATCACCCTTCACAAGCACTGCTACACGCTCAACAGTTATGCGCGGCCAAAGCAAATCAAGCAACCAGCACACAAACAAATACACTCTAATCATGAAACCCTCACAAAAAGCTTATCGGCCCTAACATCACGCACACCGCCTGGAAACCGAACACGAACCCGTTTTCGACCAGGCCACACAACAACACACGGCCCAAAATTACACGGCACAAAACCATGCCCATACTTAAACAAAACCCGATCACCGAACGATGGGCTTTCAACTCGCTTATAATCCGACTTAGCCATAAACCACCTAAGAAATTGAAAGCCAAACCACACCAAACCAGCACACAGCACACAGCAAAATAAATCGTGTCTTATTCACCTTGCACCGCCTTAGCTTCACCCCACCACGCCATAAAACCAGTAATGATCTTCAATAACTCACCCGTCATTAAACAAAAATCAGCATCAGCCCTGGCTAATTCATCTTCTTCAGCGTCATTTTTCATCTTCAACGCTTCAGGCCATTTAAACGACTTAAACAAAAATTGATCTGTCAAAGAAAATGAAATCTCATTACTAGAAAACTCGAGCTCAACAGCACTCATAGAAGCCACTTGAGCCAAAACCTCTTCTGTCTCTAAATCCATATCATTGATTGAAAGCGAACCGCCGTCACCGTCTGAAAACTTCGCTTTAAAGCCCAATTTAAAGCCCGTGTTGTTTTCATCAGTAAGAACGCTTAATAATCGGCTAGACAAGGCAGAATCAAACTGAACAGGCATCACCGGCCACGAGCTAAAACACTTACGAAGCAGCGCCATTACTTCATCAAATACACTGCCGCTAACGGTATCCACCACAACTAAACGCGCATCAATTGAAATAAACGCCTCAATAAAGCTTTCTTTCTTTAAGCAGTTCGGAAGCATCACGCTTACCAAATTGTCTTTTAGCTGGCGCTTTTCAACTGCTCTAACCTTGCGGCCCTGGCTTCTTTCAATCTCAAGCACCTTATCTTTAAGAGCTTTATTCACCGCCGCCGCTGGCAATATCCTTTCTTCTTTCTTAATCACAAACTTAATGCAGCGTTCAGCGACTAACACCAAGTCACTACCACCCAAGAAAGCCAAGGGCGCAACAAAGCCCGCGCTTGAACGCTGACCAGGGGCAATATCTTTAAATTCACACTTCTTTAGTTTCTCTGAAAAATCAGCGATCAATTCAGGGTTAGATAAATCCAAATCACCCGTTAACTGTCCTACCATTGCATTCTTAAACATGAACTTCCCTTTTTAGTTGCTCAAAACGACTTGCCCAACGCTCTGCGATAAATGAATCATTTGGCCTGTTTGATCTGTGCCAATCCGCTAACGCTGCATGAAAATCTTTAAAAGCCCCTGTACGCCAACCGCATTCGGGGCAATAAAAAACAAATAACGATTCTTTTATCCCTAGCTTCGGTTCAACTTCACAGCCTAAACAAGCGTTAAACGGCTTAAGCCGCTTTAACTTCTCGCTTAATTGTTGCCTGGTTTGTTGATTCATAGACACGGCTTAACACCTGCTCATCAAAGCCCTGTAAAACATCGTTTAACTGATTCCAAAACGGCAACCAATCACGAACCCAGTTTGATTCACTCACACCCAATAAAACCCGAATACGGGCGGGCTTATGTAAAGGCTTATCTGCGGTTAATTGGTGGGTAAAATCCTGAATAGCTAACAGCACCATGCCTTTAAGCTGCTTTTCTTTTTTCTTTCGGAAGGCTTTAGACTGAAGCGCTATAAATTCACGCCACAACGCAAACGATACGGTTTCTGTATAAACCCAAGCGGGCTGTTCTGAATAAGCAACCAACGCAAACGCATTTAAATGATCTGGTAAGGCATTAACAGCGCGGGCGATCTTGGCATGATTAAACGCATTAAAATGCAACGGGCATGAACCCGTCTTATAAGACGTGCTTTGCACTGCATAAAGAGGCTCTAAAAAACGAACCGCGCCGGTTGCTTCATCCTTAGCAACTGAGCGCTTGTTTTCCTTAATTAACGCTGAAGCTTCAACCTCAAGTTGGCCCCGTGTCCTAACATTCAAACTTAGTGCCTCTATGATTTCATGACGCACCGCTATTAATTCCTGGTACATGCTTACACTTCCTTGGCTGCTTCTTTTGTTAGTTTGTGCTTTTGTTTATCTGTACTTTTGTTATTTTGTATATTTGTTATTTTGTGTATTTGTTATTTGATTCAGTATTAGCGATTAATCAACTTCAGAACAACGCCACCGCGACGACCATCTAAGCTAACTGCCTGATCTATCTTGGCTAACTCAGCTAACGCCGCTTCAATAACGTCTGTAATCTCATTGCTTAATGTATGCAGTTCTTCAGGGCTATCGTTCGAATCGTACCTACCATCAGCCGCCACCACCGCGCCCGCCGCTAGCACATCAGCCGCTTCACGAAGCAAACCAGGCAAGTCAGAATTAGAAGGACCACACAGTGAAAGCCCTGGTGATACATCGGCTGCACCACCCAACGCTAAAATATGCTTACGGGCATTAGGGCCATACGGCGCAGGTAACACCGCCAACCACACCCACAACCATTTAAGAGGAAAATTAGTCTTCTGATTAAGAATGTTATTAATGTTGCGAACCTTGCCAGAACGCCAAGACTCATACTCATCAGCCGTTTTATGTGCTACTGGCTGTTCTAAACCTGATTCAACCAACGCAGGTAACAAAAGGTCATGCACAAACTTAGCTTGGCTATAATTGCTATGCTGAATAAAGCGGTGTGTCTCATCTAATAAAATCTGATCAACGGTTATCATCGTTTACGCTCCGATATAACGGTCTGGATATAGAATTTCCATTTCTGTGATGTCACCACCAAACAGCTCTACCAACGCATCCACAACTTTACGGCGGCGCGGCCAAACCGCTTTAGTCTCAAGGTTAGAAACCGCAACCTCGCTATACCTAACACCCACAGACGTTAAATAGGCCGCAACATATTTCATGCTTAAACCATGTTTTTTCCGCACATTTCGTAAAGGACTTTCCGACATTGGAAGTAAACCCCAGTCATTAATTTAGTGTATTTTTTATCTTAAAGTGGAAAACATAGTTTCATTATTCCACTGGAAGAGAATTAAGTCAAACTTAAAAAAATATGGAATAATAGAAAAATGGATATTGGAGAAACGCTAAGAAAACTAAGACTTGATTCGAAGCTCACACTAGCAAACGTGGAAGATGCCACGGGCGTTAGCAAAGCGAATCAATCAAAAATTGAACTGGGTGATAATCTGCAACCTGGCTTTAGTGTAATTGGCGCACTTGCGCGATTACACGGTATAAGCATGGATGCGTTATACAGCCAAACACAAGGAGAAGCGCCACGGCAGCTAAAACTAGCGCAAAGCGTACCTATTTTAGATTGGGAAGATTTAAACCACCTAGAAAGCATAAACAGAGCAGATAAGCCCTCAATTCAAGTGCCTAGAGCGGTTTCAAGTGATTCATTCGCTATTAAGGTAGTGGGTGATAGCATGGTATCAAACAACAACTACGGCCCTAGCTTTAATGAAAACGCCATTCTTATTGTTGACCGATCAACTGAAGCAAAAAATAAGAGCTTTGTCATAGCCAGGCTGAAAGATTCGAACGACATCACATTCAAACAGCTAATTTATGATGCCGCCAAGGGCTTTTTAAAGCCGTTGAACACGATGTACCCAATGACAGAACTCACCGAAAATGTAGAGTTAATCGGGGTTGTAGATTGCAAGATTGAAGAATTTTAACAAAGTAACAAACAGGGGTTTCAACTGAAGTAGAAATAGCTCTATAATGAAGCCCTGCTTTAACGCTTTTTACTGAAAAGAAGACGAAAAAAAAGCCTGGCACTACCAATGCCAAGCTTATTTTTCTGGACAAAGCCATTTGATCTAAATTTAAAACAACTGCTAAAAAGCATTGTTAGTTTAAAACTTGTGTCTTGTATTAAGCCAACAAATTAAAAATCTAACCAAAAACCTTTGTTTTTTGCTACCAACACTAAACAAAGAAAAAACTCAAGCGAGCAGCCGAGTCTTGGTTAGATTTTAGTGGTCTTACATAGATAACACAAGCTTTTAAGGTGTTTTTTTGTAAGTTTGATCAAATGGTAATTTGTCCAAATGTAATTTTTAACATTTGAATAAATGGAATTTTGATCAATGACCGCCGCTAAAAACTTCATGTCTGAATGGTTCCAAGAAAAATTTGGCACTGGCCGCAATGCCGGTTTAGAAGTCGCTGAATATTTCGACTCTGAAATTTCACAAGTCGCCGCTGAAGTCGGTGTAAAATGGGAAAAAGTACCCCGCCTCACTTGGCAAAAAGGGAAAGCAGGCAAGGTAAGCATTAGCGCAAACGAGCTAATGAAAGGCTTCTCTGATTCAGTGGGTATCTATGCTTCAATCGAGCAAATAGGCGACATTTATTACCCGCTTATTACATTTACCACCAAAGGCGGCCACTCTACACCGCCGGTTTTTGTCGGTATTAACGAGCTGAAAGAGCTTTATCGAAAGTACAAAGATGATGCTAGCTCACGTTTAGACTCTAAAAAGTGGCAAGACGAAAAAGCGCAGCGCAAAGCCAAGCGTGAAGCCAATTTAAAACTGGCAGAAAAAGAAGCAGCATTAGAAGCGCAACGCAAAGCCGCCAACGTTCAAAAAGAGCTAACCGCACACCAGGCATTACCTAAAGCCATTGAAACCGAATATTCAAAAGCAAAACTGATTAGCGCTATTTTACCGCTAGTAGATGCGCGGGTAGGCCACGACCAACACAAAGGCCAATACCTATCAATCGAACTAAAATACCTAGACGGAAAAAGCGCCGGTATCCAGCGCATTTATGATAAAAAGTTCAAGCTGAAGAACGGCAACTACACCAATAAAGATTTTACCTGGGGCATGAATAAAGATGCCGCCCATATTGTCATAGGTGATTTAACCACCGCTGAACGTATCTACGGGGTAGAAGGCTTCGCTACAGGTGGCACAATATATATAGCGCGCAATCAATCAAACATTGATACCGCTGTTATCGTCGGTATGGATGCGTTAAACCTGAAGAAGACTATTAACGCCTATAACAAGCACATGCCTTGGCTGATCGAACAAACCATCATCGGTTCAGATAATGACCTTTGGAAGCAAAAAGAGGGCAAAGGTAATACGGGTGTAAGAGTTTCGTTAGAACTGTTAGAAGAGTTCGACAAGTTAAAAGCCTGGGTTCCTACCTTTGATAACGTTGATTCAACACTGAAGCCGACCGACTGGAACGACCTACACGTTTTCGCAGGGCTTAAAGAAGTTCAACGTCAACTAAAATCTCCAAAAAACCGACTGAAGAACGAAGGTGATTTATTTAAAAAGGCACTCAATAAGCTGAGTGTAAGCGATTATCAGAAAATCAACGATCACGCGCTTAAAGCGTTGGTTGCGGGTATGAGTGTCGGCTTTCCAAAGTACCGCCCGAAAGACGTTATCAACCTGATTCGTAACACCGCCAAATTTAGCGGCATACCTTCAGCAAAATTAAACGTTAAAGCCCTGGTTAAAAAAGCTAAACAGATTTGGAACGCCAAAGCCTACCAAGCGCAGAACTTTCGCTCGTTCTCTAAACGTATCACTTCAGATAGCGAACGCCCTGAACACATCACTTATAAGAAGTTTAATAAAAGCAAAGTAGATGAAGAAGTTTTAGACTACATCAAAGGCTTAGACGGCATTGTGATTGTGCGCTTTCCAATGGGTTCGGGTAAAACTCAAATGCTCATTAAGCCGCTAATGCACAGCTCTGTAAAATCGGCGTTTTTCGCTCATCGAGTAAGTTTGATTGGTGGCGCGTGGGATGCACTGAACGCCAACCTGAGCAACGATCAAACACAGGTCACACACTATAAAGACCCTGCTCTAAGTGATTTTTTACCTTACTCTGATAAGTTAGCTTGCTGCATTAATAGCAGCATTAAAAACGACTTTTCAGCGCTATTAGATAACCTAGATACACTTTGCATAGACGAAGCCAGCCAGACACTTAGACACGTTACAGCAGGCGGCGCGGTTAAATACCCTGTAAAAGTATTCGATCAAATGCTAAAAATGATGGCTCAAACCAAAGAGCGCGTTATTTTTGCCGATGCTGATGCCAACGACACATTAGTAGAATTTTGTGAGCTAGGTCTAAGCCAGCGTAACGCTTACCTGAGCTTAGAAAATGGCAACAACCATGCAGCACAAAAAATACATGTAATTGACGCAGAAACCGACTGTTCAGACTTCAATATTCTGTACACAGACGGCCACACCGCATTCTATAAAGCAGAGCAAGACATCAAAGCAGACAACAAAGTCTTAATTGCTTGCGATTCAGCTAATGCAGGTGAACAGCTTTTTACCCATCTTCAAAGCCTCTACCCCAATAAAAAAGGGTTATTCGTTTCACTCGATACCAAAGAATCAAGCGAAGTAGAAGCCTTCACCGATAGCCCAAATGAAAAATCTAAGCTGTATGATTATCTGATTTATAGCCCGTCTATTAGCTCTGGTGTATCCCTGGAAAACGGCCATTTCAATAAACACTATGGCATTTTCTGTGGCACAGTTGCACCTTCTGACGCCATTCAAATGATGCGCCGTGATCGTAAGGCCCGTGAATTCATTCTAGGCCTAAATACCCTTCACTCGAACCGGGAAGATAACGTAAACAATTTATTACTTGGCCTATTGCAAGCCAACGATAACCAGCTTGATATTAACTTGAACAAAGAAAACGGCTGTTTTGAAGTCAGAACGTCACACCTTCAATTTGACCGCTTTAGGCTGGAACTGATCGCCCAAGAAAACCAGGCAAGAAACGACTTTGCAAACAATCTAATGGCAATCCTTCACGCGGATAAATACCAGATCAATGCGCTAGACAGCACAGAAATTGAGCAAGAACTAGGCAAAACCATTAAAGACGAAGCCCGCGAACTATTAAAAGAGTTAGAGCTTCAGCGCCACTTAACCCAAAGCACCCCAGACCCATTAGAATTTGAGCAACTGAGCAATAAAGTAAACCTAAGTAAAGACGAAAAAGCCCGTCTAAATCGTTATGACATTGAAAACTTACTACGACTACCAGTGAACGAAGAAAATCTGAATTTCTTCAACCAGGGCGGCTTATCAAAAGTGAAGCTTTTCGAACTTCTAAACCTAAGCCCAGAAACCGCCGCCAATTTTGACCAGCACGAAATCGTCAACGAAGTTCAACCTTCACAACGCGCCTATCTGGTTAAACAGCGCCAAGCCTTAAGAGATACCTTTGAAATTTTAGGGTTCGATTGGCAGACCGGCCAAGGCTCCACTACGCCAGAAAAAATGGCTGAAGCCATTCAGCACCTCACCAAAGGCGATAAAATCCACTTGTTCAACAACTGGTTTAAATTTGGTGGCCGTATTAACCCATTCAGTACGACTCTGAACGCCGCTAAAAAGTGTAAGTCGATTCTTGAGGCATTAGGCTTAAAACTGGTCAGTAAACAGCTACCGCGCCATAACAGCGACTCTACGAGCCGTACAAGGTATAGCATTGATTCTGACGCATGGGAGTTAATGAGCAGCATTCATTCAGAGCGCACCGCCGCCCACGTCACCGCTTTTGAACTTAAAAGTCTGGATGGATTCTCGATCCAATCTTCTACCAATATCTATATAGATAGTGAAAGAAATTCGGATCAAGAAAAACCGTTTAATAACAATAACTTAAACGGGTATCAACAATTCAAGCACGCGATAAAATCACTCTATATTCCGTCGGAATATGAGCCATTCATCATGGCAAAAGTTGCGGGGATGGCTGATTTTCATAAAAACTGGCATCCAAAAGCGATTTTAAGAAAAATCGAGTCGATTTTAAGCGAAATTCAGCGATTCGACCCCATAACAAGCTAAGTTTTTATTTTTATTAACGCTGGTTTGACCTGAAATGTTAGGTTTCAGGGCATACGGCTGTCTGCATAAACAGCAGGTCGGCTGCTTCATGTAATAACGTTAGCAGTTCGTCTAACTCAGATGCGAGAAGTCCTTTTTTTAGTCGCTCCCTGGCTACAAACAAATCATGAATACATTGATTGCACTGGCTATCCATTTTCATTACTCCTGTAAAAAAAAATCCTTTTGTTTGTTGATTAAGACAGCTTTCTCTGAAGCTTTATTAATTTCTTTATCAACAAGTCAACTAAAATACTAATACCAGTTATCTCATTAAATCCCTATGAGTCAGATTTGACCTAAACTGTCTATATATCGGTCAAATTAGTCCAAAGGTATTAGAAAATGAATACTGACCCATTTTTATCTGTGCTGCTAAGTGAAGCTGAAGCACAAAACCTGGCAAAACCAGAACGCGCAAAATTAGCACTGGTATCAGACAAAACATGGCAACGAATAGAAAACGGAACAAGTGATATAAAACTTAGACATTTCAGTGCATTAATGAAGGGCTTAAGATTAACGCCGCTCGATATTGCGCTAAGAATGGAAGGGATAAAAGAAACAACGGCTTACGATGTTGCCGCCGCTGCTAAAGTCCTGCCGCCAGAAGCAAGAACAATGTTGGTTAATTTAATTATGATCATGCACAGGGATTTTCAGGCCAAATTAGAACGAAAAATTTAAACCGACTGCTCAATCTGTAACATTATATCTATAAGCTGTTCAGGAATAACCGAACTCTCTGAAAAGTCAATTAACACGCCTTCTTGAAGTAATTTTAGCGCGGCATCTTTGGCTTTTAACTGACGCACCACGCATGATAATTCTTTTATAGAATCTGCGATTTTATCTACACGCCAGCTAACCAAAATTGAACCAGGCACTAAAGATTCAATAATATCGGTCAATTTTGACCGATTAACACTTGCATCATATATGATGCAATCGCAATCACACGCCACCATTGAAGCTTCTTGCGCCTCAGAATCACCTTCCCTTGAAAAGATATAACCAATCTTCATCTTAACGCCCTATAAATCCCTAGCTTAAGTCTAGCTTAAGCTAGGGGTATAAGATCAAAATGTTATTAAATTAATTATATTAACTGAAAAATCGCCCAAACCGCTTTTAATGCGTCATTTTGTGAACCCTCCACAGTAATAGCGGCTACCTCTTCACCGTTCACAAAAACTTGCGCGTGCCAGTGCCTATCATCTATACGATTGCTTTTTAGAATGGGTTTAGCCGGTTTTGTTTTTGCTTCAGATTTAGATTTATTTTGACGTTTATTAACTGCTTTTTTAAGCTTTGAAACGCTATCTACAACGGCTAAAGCATCACCCGCTAACGCTAAATAATCTTGAATCACTTTGCGGCCTGAACCGACTTCACGAGTAATTAAAGATTGTGAAATTTTGGCTTTATTATCGCGTTCAATTTGGCTTTTTACCCAGTTATGAATTTTTAAAACCGCCGCTCTATTTTTAATTAATTCATGATCATCTAAAGCAGTTAGAGCGCCTAAGCGGGTAGTGTTATCGTTGTTCGTTTCAACCTCTTCAGGCTGTTGAGAATAGTCAATTTTGAATTTTTTATAGCTCTTTTGGGTTTCCAAGTCATCATGGCCCAACATTTCACGCCAGAACACATCTTCAGTTTTTTTCGCCCAGGCTTTATCCGTAGTAAAATATCTATCAAATACAATACGCGCCCAAATTGCGCGGCTATCTTTAAATACTCGTTCTTCGTCTTTGAAAAATTGTTTAGCTGTAGTGTTTAGTGTTTTAGCGCACCGTTTATTGATTGCATCGTTACGCTTTACTTCGCTTAAACTGTCGAACTCATCAAGCGCTTTAATTTCTGGCAGTCGCTTAAGCTCTTTTATTGCTACAAGCACTAAATCAACATCAACAACGCTGTAAATATCGTAAGTTTCATCGTAATCAACACCACCCCGCTTTTTAGCTTGCCCGCTAAACTTAACCTTATGATTATCAATCTTCTCAAAACGGCCACTTTTCAGAACTTCAATAGCTCTACGGCCCAGGCTTAATGCAATGCCAAGCGCCAAGCGACCATAAGAAAAGAAGCTTTCACCCTGCACAACCTTTGTTTTTTCAGTCAGTAACGAGCGAATGCCGCGCTCAATGGTGAAATAATCAACGTCAACCGTGTTGTTAGTCTCGTCTTCCAGGCGTTCTATATAGTCATCGGCCAACTGTGCTTTTTGCGCCGCCGGCATGGTTAAATGCCTCATAATTTCATGGTCTAGCTTCATACTTTTTACATCATCGTAAGCAGCATCGTCTTTTTTCAGAGCCTTCAATAAGTCTCTGTGTGCGAATCGCAATTCAGTAACATTCTCATAGCTACCTAAAGCCTGAATGCCTTCAGCGTGATTAGGGTGCTTTTTGCATAAGCGTTCTATTTGCTGGTCTAAACTGTGGTGCGGCCAGTTCTGTTCAGTAATCGCGGCTCGGGCTTGCGTCATATACTTTCTATAAGTGCTAAGTGAGATTTTAGAGCGTTCAGCCTTACGCTTATCATCGTGCAACCGGCTTTTAAACTTGGCCGCAACCCTGGTTACTTTCTTAGTTTTTTCTGAGCGGCTAAGGCTGTTATCAGAGTCAATTTCTTTAACCTCTCTGATCATATCTTTTATTAGCTCACTTAAATTTACTTTATGACTCATTCTAATTCCCTCTAATAAAATACATATCTTTACCTACTTATTAACACTATAGCACATATAAAATACATAGCAAGCCCTATATCTAAATAAATATACATGCAAAGCCCTATACCAATATTATACACACAAT